TCTCATGCTTGAACACATGTCAAGCTCGAATTTCTTGTTGCCGACCTGAATCGTCTTACATGAAGTACCACGAATACCCTTGTCGTCGGTGATGCGACGGTCAGTCTCAGAGAGAGACAGGAGCGAGGTGTAAACGAGGGGGTTCATGCTGAGAAGATTCCACTGGATCACGTCCGAGCTGTTGGGATCCTTGTCACGGTTACGCACATAGTGCTCTGCCACACCGGCGAAGAGGCTGTTGAACGTCAGAGGCTGAGCGAGCAAGTCCTTCTTCGTGGGGAGGTACTGCTGGATGCTGTAGCGAGGAACGCCCTGAACCATGTTGGTGTCGTTGAACAGGAGGGTCTCAACGCCAGTCATGAGGTAGGGGTTAACAAGCGAGACGTCCAGAGTAGTCGCATACCCTGAGTCAACATTGGGATCCCAGCCGAGACCGAGGATTGCACGAGCGGCAGCTGCGTTGGTCGCAGTAGTGTTGCTGTACGAGCTGAAATCGGTGTTGCCCAGACCGTAGTCCACAGTTCCTGTGGGGATGTACCCGGTGAGAACCAAGAAGGTCGCAGTCACATGGTCCGTCGAGCTATACGAGGTGAACCCGGAGTAGTCGAAGAAGTGATTGAAACCGAGCGAGGCACCGCCGGTGAGACCGTTCGTGTCGGTAGGAGCACCGAGAGCAGTCGTGCGGCCCTGCCAAGGAGTCACGGTGACAGTTCCAGTTCCAGCACACCACATAGTGGACGAAGCGCCCTGCTGAACCATGTGAGAAGCCTCAACGGTCGTGTAGGGAGTGTAAGTATCGCTGTCGCCAGCGGCCTTACGTGCAGGAGCGAGAAGGATCTCGTTTGCGGACTGGTTGATACGGACAACACGGAAAGCGTCATAGTACGAACGAACGCCGGAAGCCTTGAAACCAAGGACAGCGAAGCGAGGAGTACAGTCAGCCTTGGTGGTTGCCACGGTACCGTTGTCATCGTCGTCATAGTTGGGATAGAGGAACGAAACCACCATACCTTCCATGAAGTACGCAGCCGAACCAGTTGCAGTATCAGCCGACGAAAGCTTAACCTTCAACAGGGTCGAAGGGTTGGTCATCGTGAAACTGTTGCCGCTTGCAGTGTTCGCAGCGCCAAGACCTACGGGAGTACCAACACGGCCAGTACCGTCCATGATCTGCTGAAGGTTCATGAAGCTCTTCTGGAACATGGTCTTCTGCTCATATTCCATCTTCATGTGACCGAGGTATGCCTTCTGATCGCTGTCGGTCAACTTGCCGAGGATGCGGTCGAAGTACATCGTCATGGTCTGATACTTAGGAACCATGAAGCCCTGAATACCGTATGCACGGTCAGCATGAGCAAACACGCCGCCCTGGCTGTTCAAGCCCGAGAAAGCTCCACCGCCAGCATCCACAGTCATGTGGTACCGAACTTCCTTACCGCCCGGCCATTCGGACTTCTTGGTAACGGAGTCCAGACCCGAGACGATACGCCACAGGGTTTTGGAACCTTTTTCCTGGATAAATTTAAGCAGGTCTGACTGCCTAAATTGGGCATTACTAAATGCGTTATTCTCTGCAATATTTGGCATTGTTTTTCTCCTTTATGCCGTTAGCCTTTAAGCCTGTACTTACCTTTATCGATACCTTCGATAAGATAATCGAAAATCTTTGCGGGATTCTCTTCCAACTCTTTACTCATACGGGGAGTCTGATTTCCACGGGACATTGCTTGCGAGGCTGCCGACTGAACCCTTGCAAGGTTCTGTTGCTTTTTCTCGTTAAGCACCCTTCCTACTTCGCTATCTACTACTCTCTTACTGGCTTTCTCCTGGATAAGTTCCAACAGCGGTCTCATGTTCCGTGTGAAGATCTTGTCCAGAGTTTTCACATCTACATTCTCATTCTGAGATTGACGGTGTCTGGCTTCCAACAATGTACTGCGTAACTCTTTTTCTACCATACCATGATATTGTTCCGGAATTCTACTTTTCATCTTAGAAAGTACACCGGAGCCCCAAGCCTGTACCACATGGCGGTCAGCTTCCATGGCGGCCTGTCGGCGTGATTCAGCGATTCGCTGCTCACTTTCTTCAATAGCTGCAAGCTTTCGGCGCAGCAATTCGTTCTCTTTTTGGATCTGTGCCTGACGGCGAACCTCTTGGTCCTGTCCGTACCACTCAGCCTTGGCGAGGAGCCAGTTCTTCACATCTTCCTCGGGAAGGTCTTCGATGACCATGTCCAACAGTTCCATTGGACGGTTTTCGAGATAATCGTCCATGTTTCGAGCGAACTCTCGGTCCTGTGTGTATGACTCAATCTCAGCCTTGAGCTCCTTGGTCTGTTTGTACAGACGGTCAGCCACGATGGCCTTCTTGATTGCTGTATTGAGCTGTTCCTTGGACTTGAACTGGATCTTGTGCTGTTTGCCGCCGATCTCGTCTTCGAAATCGTATTCAAACTTGTCGCTGTCTTCCTCGGTCTGTTGTGTCTCGGCAGGGTTGCCGTCCATATCCACCTGAGGCTCCCTGTCCGGAGTCTCGCCGGTTGTGGGGTCGACCTCTTCCTTACCGTAGTTCTCGATCATTTCCTCAATGTTGCCGTCTTTCCACTCTCGGGCATCACTGAAATCGGGACCCTGCTCTTCCTTCCATCCGAGCTTCTGCTCAAATTCGCTGAAGATGTCGTGGGCGCTGTGCGCTCCCTCAGGCTGCTTGAACCCGGAGGATGAAGGTGCCGGAGCCGCCGCAGGTGCGGGTGCTGCCGGAGCTGCTGCTGGGGCGGAATTTACCATATCTGCCATACAAAAATCTCCTATGAATTAGGCAATTGGACCACTCGGACTCGTTACTGGATTTGGTTCCCCTCCACCGGGAGGAGGTGTGGGACCCGGAAGCGGACCCGGCGCACCCATCCCTGGGGCTCCCCCTGGACCTGCGGGGGATCCGCCCATCCCTGGGCCACCGGCTCCGGGAGCTTCCGGACCTTGTCCCTTGGCTATCTTCTCTGCCAAGGCTTGAACATGAGCTTCCCCGTGGTCCCAGATTGCTTGCTGGATTTCCCGAGGAAGGGCTTCAAATGCTGCTGTGCCGCAGTACTCATCAATCTCCGCTGCGTGATCCTCGTCCTTGTCCCAAGGCTCGACGTTGACCTTCTCACCCTTGATGAGCTTGGAGATCTCAGCCTGCTGCCGTCTGCGGTGTCTTTCGGAAGCGTCACGGACGGTAATCATGGAACCATCGATCAGGAGCGAAGCAGCCTTCTTGTAGTCGCCTCCCGCCTTGTCGAAGAACCCGGACTTGATGAATTCGAGAATCTGCTGCTTACGTGCGGCAGGGTCGACAGGGAGATATGCCCCGTATTCCACACTGATATCGTAGTCGCCTTCGAGCATGGATACTTGGAAATACTCATCGTCTTGGAATGCTTCAACACCGGTAATACGGAGTCTGCGGCTGTCTGTCATGAACTGCTTGGTGATCTCGAGGAACTTCTCATAGATGTCCCGGAGGAACAGCTTCTTCTTGTTGAACAGACGGATGCGATATTTGTCGTCCATCTCAAGGGCGAGCTGGACTGCGTATGACGAAAGCTCCCGTGGAATCTGACCCTGAGAGAATTCATTCATACCGTAGATGTTGTTGATGTATTGCTTCATGATGTCGTAACCCTTCCACACATCGGGGGTTACGTTCACTGGGCGGAAGAATTCGGGCTTGCCGCCTGTCGCAGGATTATAGGTTCCAACGACTGAAGGATCGTTATCGAGGTCATCATTCATAGCTCCCTCGGGGGAGAGATACTTCGCCGAACCGAACAACGCTGCGTTGTTCATCACCATGGTGATGAGGTTATTGATACACATCTGGACCTGATACGCATAGATGATGCGACTCATTCCCATTACATTGTCAGGAACGTCGATATCCGTCAGCACGCTGTACGGGAGTTTCTTGTGCTTGTAGGGGTTCGGTCCACGATACAGCAGCCGAGGGCTGTCCGGGTTCGTGAAGATGGCGTGACAGCCAAGGAATCCGTTCCAAGGACGCCCGCGCTCCCAGTAGTGATAGATCTTTACAGTGCTTCGATTCTCTTTCTCAAGTGATGAGGAGTCCTCCCCACCTTGCACCGACATGCGAAGAATGTTCTGCTTTTCCTCTTCAGGGAATGAGTAGAAAGCTTCTTCCTTCGGGACGTCCATCTCTTCAAAGCAATAATCCATCTTTCGAACACTGGTGGCATTTGCATCCGGGTACCATTTCTTGGGGCTGACGTCTCGGAGGTCGTAATCACCCTCCATCTTAATCTCGAGGTTGTTCGGGTCAGCGTTTTCGTCGATCTCACTGATGGGGAAGTCTCCGCCATTGGGATCCCAACCTTCGTATGTGACTCCTGTTCCGTAGATACACAGGTTCACGTAGGCACCGGATTCGATACACTCTTGAAGGTCTGTGTGGTCTTTGGCGTATTTGATGTACCCTTCAGCGTACCGAGCCGAGTTGATGGTGGCTTGGTCCTGCTTTCGAGGGGTTCCCGTTACTACGGGATCGGAGATACAGAGCTTTGAGTGAAGGAACAGGACAGCTTTGATGGTATCCAGTCCCTCAATCATAGGCATCTGGGTTTCCTCGTTCTGAGGACTGTAAAGGAACTGAGTGGCCAGACCGGAGTCCAGACCTCCGCGAACCTTGTCATTGATGCACTGATACGCCATCTCTGCGATGTCGAATTCGACCTTTAGCTTGTCATGTTTTCGCTTAGCATCAGCAAACTTGGTCGCTAAACTCTTTGCGAATTCCTCATCGGACAGGATGCGTAATTTTGACATGCTTTATTACCTCGGAGTTCGGTGGAACCGCTCAGTCAATTGAGCGGCTTCGTTCCTACGCTTCAGGATCTGTGTCGCCTCTTCATATACCAACATAACACGCCCGAGGGTATTTAGGTTCTTCTCGAGGTCTTCGCTCTTTCCGTTGACGTAGGAAATGTAGACCTTGATATGCTTGGACAGTCTTAACACGAGATAGATAAGCACTCCCAAGGCAATGAAACACGCCGAGGTGAGTACGAGCAATGCGATAATCATCTTAGGCCTCTCGATCTGATAGCGAACGAAACTCTAGGTACCGCTGACTGAAATCTTGGATACTTTTTGGTCTTGTGCCGATTCTGCAACTTTTCGAGATGTTTTGCAACCATGTCTTCCCGTTCCGTCGGCTGACTCTCTGCTTGGGGCAGCGGATCCGGGATCTCCCGACAGAAGTACATGATGCAGTCAAGGATGTGGTCCTTCTTCTTTATCACATTGCCAGACCCATCCGATTTGTACCGGTAGTTCTGAAACTGCTTCAAGGCATCATTGGCCCCGGATCGGAAAAATTTTACCCGTCCATTTCCGACGGCGTTTCGGGTCTGCATCACGGCAGCTTCCCGGTTCTTCAGGATACAGGCTCGATATCCGTATTTGGCTCCGTAGGCCCCAAACCAAGCCTCGGCATTGTCATATACACTGAGAAGGTACTTGAAGTTTGGGCGGGGTTTCATGGATTCAATAACCCCGAGGATATCTTCCGCCTTGGCAATGGTTCCCCAGGTAATCTCGATCCCGTGGGTGATGTACCAAACCCCGGTGTCCGGGTCTTCCGCAAAGATGGCGTGACCTGTAACATGGGACGCCGGGTCTGTGAACCGGGCCTGCCGCCAATGGGAAGGGATTGGAAAGTCGTCCACGATCTCCGGGTTGATACCCTCAAAGACCGCCTTGTCCGGTTTGTCGTAATACCAGTGTCCATAGAGACGGGCGTTACGCTCCTCCTCGGACATGTTCTTATACTCTGCAAGCACACGTTTGATACGGTCAGGATTCTCGGCGTACCATGGGTTGTCGTAGATACTCCATTGGTGGAGGCTCATCGTACCTTCGTCGCAGGACTTGTCCACGTATGTTCTGATATCGTCGTTCTGGACGAGCGAGGTGAAGCCGAGGGTAATCTGACCATCGCAGTCGAAGGTACGAACCACAAGCTCCGTGATGGTCATGACGTCGGGTGGCATTTCGTCGATGTACACATTGTCTACAACGAAACCCATTTTGGTTGTGTCCTGCTGTGCATAAGTCTTGCACTTCAGTACGTCACCGTTCTTGAAATAGACCGAGTCAATGTTTCCTTGGTTGGTCTTCTTTATGTCCACGATGAACCATTTAGGTATCATCTTCTCGAGATACATTCCCCACATTGTCTGGTTTACGAAGTCGTACGTCGGGCCGACAATCCAGTGAGTTTTCGGCTTCGTTGCGAGATATTTCATCTCATACTCGGGGGAATCCAAGTCATCTTTCCATCGTTTGTTTTTCAGGTTGAGAACGTTGTATTCCTGTCGATACCAATGTGTCCGTGTGATTTTCCACGCCAAATCCCGCATACAGGTGAAGGTCTTCGAGGCACGGTTACCGCAACGGGCAATTTTGGATAAGTTTCCATCTCTTAGGAAGCTTATCTGAGCTTCAAAGGGTACGGCGGCGGGTTTGTCAGGGATAAAAACTTTCAACACCCGGGAACGTTGGCGTAGGACTTCTTCTTGGTATTGTTGTATTAGTTCTAGTTTCTCGTCTTCCATTTCCTACCGGCGTCTAGTTGAGTGTTACTTGCAGGAACTGTTCATCAAAGAAATCTTCTCTTTCAAATTGCTTTTACCTTTGACTGACTTCTTCGAAGTCATCTTCCCCTGAATCAATTTCCGCAAATCTTGGCCGGAATATTTCTTCTTTGGGGTTTCTTTTGAAATGAACTTTTCTCGTGAGCCGCTGCGTTTTGGTGTATCTTCGGATGATTCACTGCCCGAAGTCCAGATATCGGCAAAACTCATTACTTCTTACCTCGCTTGAATTTCTCTTTCAATTTTCGTGCTCGGTTGGACTCGGCAGTATTTTCCCCTCGAGTCGCGATGTCGAACGCACCGCCGTCTTTTTCGAAATGGGAACCGCCATTTTTGTGAGCGGCAACGACGTCTTCCCCGGGGTCCTTCCCGAGGCGCTGCATGAGTTTTTCCCGGGCAACACTGACTACCTTCCCGTAGCCGTCCTTTCCTTTGACTACTTTGGACCGCACCATGTTATATGCGCGATTGCCGCCTTCGGTCGTAAATTTATCCCGAATACGCTTGGCCATGAAAGTCCCCTCGTGTTATCCTTTCCAAAGAATACCCGAGGTGGCCCCGCATGACAAGAGATACCGACATCCTACTATTGGACGAAGCGGCGGCTTTCACGCCGAGCGATCGTCAGATTTCGTTGAAACTATTGGTCCACGAGCGTATGAGCCCTCAGGTTTTGGGAAAGCTCACACTTGAGATGGCCGACGCCCTAGAACCCTTCGTCGCCCCCTTCCGGATGGCTGAAGTATCCGCTTGGATCTCCAAGTACCCGGGGTTCTTTGAGTGGCTCCTGACCCCTGACTCCTACATAGTCACCATGCACAAGGCCCGGGAACAGGCTGCAGCGACAATTATCGATATCTTGTCGGTGAACAACTATGACGAAGAAATAAACCCCAAGGTGCTCCAGGTTAAGATGAAAGCTGCAGAACTGCTACTGAAGTCGGACATGAAACGAGAACAAAGGGTACAGAATACCGTGAAAGTAAATGCGATGCTTCCTAAGCATCTTGCAAATAAATCCGTAGATGTTTTGCAGGAAGAACTTCGGAAACTAAAGGAGTAAGTATGTCAGACAATTTCCAGAGTCTCAGCATTCTCAGCCAAGATACTTTTGGCGGGCAAGAAATCAAAGTGGTTCCCGAAGGCGGCACAATCTACGTCGGTCCTTTTCACATCTCCAACCAAGACTCCCTCTGGGGAATCTTCAGTACCTTTGTCGGGACTCGGTACGGGGTCAATGATGTAACTATTACTGCCCAAGATGCCACATCCTCGGATACCCCAACCGCTGCTTGGACCGATGTCTCCTCCGGAGTCACGTTCGGAACGGGGGGTACAGTTGGTTCTCCGGTGAGTGTTCACCAGATCATCCCCCATCGCGGCATCAACCGCTCAATCAAGCCGTACGTTCGATTCAAGATAGTGGCCGGTGCATCGACTTCTGCAACGTTCACTAAAATCCTGCGAACCATGAGAGGGTTGAAATAATGTCATACCAACTCATCGAAATCAAAATTGAGAACTATGCTCGACTGGTGACCAATGCCACACCCCTATACGTTCCCCTGGGTGCTCTGTCCCCCAATGATATGACCACACTGAAAGTCTCCGTGACCGTCGGAAGCTTCGCAGGGGTTGGAACCGCAGACATGACTCTCGAGGAGTCCATGGACGGCGGAGTCACTTGGGCGGCTATTACCACGGCCACGAATGGTCCGATTTCAACGACCGCCACGTACAGTGTGTGGGTCACTGACGACACTGGGATCCCCTCCCCCAATCTTCGCTTGAAGATTCTCCCCGCCGCAGGGGTTACTCTGTACGCCACGAAGGTTTTCCGCACGTTCACCACCGGTGACGTGATTATCCCAAGAAGCAGCGTCAATGTTGCCATGGGTGATACTGAAACCAAGCTCGACACGTTGATTACGAACAGCGAACAATGGCCATACGCAGCCCACAATGCGCTAACATACAGTTGGGATGCGGGAACATTCACTGAGGTAATCACGTACAAAACCGGCGGAACCGGAGGAACAACGGTAGGTACGATTACTAACGTGTTCACGGATGTAACGAAGGCTACTCCGGTGTCCACGGTCTACAGCCCAGCAGTAAAGGTAGGTGGATAAGATGAGGTCTACATTCAATCCATTCACAAGAAAACCGGACTACTACGGTGCTGCTCCTGATGAAATCATCGACGCAAAAACCGAGAGCCTGATTGAAGTCAGGAACGACGGTATTGCAATGACTCGTGCTCAACTTGGGTACGCATCCAACGTCTCAGGTCATCGAGTCATCATCAAACCGGCTCTCGCTTCAGTCGCAGGACAAGCAGCAGGAACCCTTGGCTTCACAACCACGGCTCTCGACACCAACACCAATGGATACGTCATCAACTTTGGCGTTCTCGAAGACGTGGCGACAAATGTGGACTCGGAAGGAAACGCCCTGAGCGTCGGCGATATCATCTATCTGTCGGCATCGGTTGCCGGTGGATTCACAAAGATTCCTCCAGCCTCACCGTACCGTCGTCGTGTTGGCTCAATCATGGAGGCTCACAACACTCAAGGAAAGATTCTCGTCGAGCTCCCTCCAGCGACATCTCTGTCTGAGCTTACGGACGCCGGAAATCCTACAGACTTCAACACCGGATTCGAGGACCCTGATGGCGTAGGCGTGTCCTACGACAGAGCCGAAAGGAAAATCACGCTCACGCATTCGAGTGGCACCATCGCTTGGTATTACCGAGGAACACGGTACACCACCGCAAGCCCTTGGACTTCAGCAGCGCACACCAACAGTACCAACACGTACTGGCTCACCATCAACGGCGCAATCACAGCGGCGGCATGGTCTACAAGCGTGTGGGCATTCACCGATGTTATGGCTGCCAATGTTCGCTACGACTTGGCTTCAGCAGCCAACACGTTCTCATTGAGGGAAACCCACGGCACAATGCCTTGGCAAGATCACCAAGAGTTTCACGATACAGTAGGAACCTACTGGAAATCAGGACTTGGAATCACAGCAGGAACAACGGTTGTCTACACAAACTCAACTGCTCCAACTGACGTTGCCGACAATACTCCGGGAGTTGATGTTGGTGTCATCAAAGACGAGGACTTGCAAACTACCATTCCTGCGCTCACGCAAGGAACTTACACAACAGCATACCGAAGCGGAGCAAGCGGCGACTGGGTGTTCAATGTTGCCGCAACCACTCCGTATTTCGTAGGAACCAACACGCTCCAATACAATCAATGGACAGGGGCTACTTGGCAGCTCACTGTCGCAACCGAAGACGCTTTTGTGAACGTGTTTGACTTCGCGATTCCGGTGGCAAGTGATGCAGACTCCCAAAAGTATCGTCACGTCTGGATTACAGGACAGACGTTGCACACTACGTTAGCGGCGGCACAGGCAGAACAGCCAAGCGCACTCTCCCTTGGAACGCTCCAAAGCCTCTTTGCTGAGGCAACGTGTGTCAACCGTATCACTTACCAGTTCAACGCTGTTGGCGTTGGTTCTGTTGGCGCAGGTGTGTCTGGCCGTTGTAAGATTATGAGCCAAGACCCGATTCGAGGCACTTCTCGAAATCAGGTGGCAGTTATTGGCTCTACACCTGTTCTTTCAGTACTTCCCGCAACAAGTATCACTGTTGACGCCACAGGGTTTGACGGTAATCTTGCACCGACTGACGACACAGTTCAGAAAGCGTTGCAAAAGTTTGATGATTTTTCGGCGTCTGCTACAGCATCTTCTACTTCAGTTGTAACCACCAATTTCAAAAGGGCTCTCACCACTTCTGAAGATACTGTCCAAAAAGCACTGAACAGACTGGAAAAAACAAGTAGTAATTCCACCGCCGAACTAGCAGTCAGAGCTGTTTCGACTTGGGCGGAACAGGCAAGTCCGGATTGTTCTTGGTTCTCAGTTTGTTGGTCACCCGAACTTGGGCTGTTTTGTGCGGTCGGATATTCCGGCATCGGCAATAATGGGATTATGACTTCATCTAATGGAACGACATGGACGGCAAGAACAAGTACTGCGGACAATTATTGGTACTCAGTTTGCTGGTCCTCTGAACTTGGACTGTTTTGCGCTGTTGCTTGGACAGGCACAGGCAATCGGGTTATGACTTCGCCAGATGGAATCAACTGGACTGCAAGAAACACTACCGGGAAAGACAATGATTGGCGCTCGGTTTGCTGGAGTCCTGAGTTAGGATTATTTTGCGCTGTTTCTGATACTGGAACTGGTAATCGGGTTATGACTTCGCCAGACGGAATTACTTGGACTACGAGAACAAGTGCGGCTGATAATAGTTGGCGCTCTGTTTGCTGGAGTCCTGAATTAGGATTATTTTGTGCTGTTGGATATTCTGGTACCGGCAATCGGGTTATGACTTCGCCAGACGGAATTACTTGGACTACGAGAACAAGTGCGGCTGATAATAGTTGGCGCTCTGTTTGCTGGAGTCCTGAATTAGGATTATTTTGTGCTGTCTCCTCTACTGGTACCGGCAATCGGGTTATGACTTCGCCAGACGGAATTACTTGGACTACGAGAACAAGTGCGGCGGATAGTTCTTGGAACTCAGTTTGTTGGTCCTCTGAACTTGGGCTGTTTTGTGCTGTTACTGACACCGGCACAATCTATAAGGTTATGACTTCGCCGAATGGAATCAACTGGACCATTCGCACAAGTGTGAATAGTACTTGTAACTCAGTTTGTTGGTCTTCCGAACTTGGTCTGTTTTGTGTTGTTTCAACAACTTCCGTTGGCCGTGGGGTTGTGACTTCGAAAGATGTTGGTGTTTACAAGCCTAGAAAAGTTGTTCCGAAATTCTTTTATCGTTCTGCGATAGCCAGTGAGGCTCTGAAGGTTGCGTTAAAGTGGTATACGAGGCTAAATTCCACAAATAATAATTGGACCTCGGTCTGCTGGTCCCCCGAACTTGGTCTGCTTTGTGCTGTCTCCTCTTCTGGTACCGGCAATCGGGTTATGACTTCGCCAGACGGAATTACTTGGACTACGAGAACAAGTGCGACGGACAATGCTTGGAACTCAGTTTGTTGGTCCTCTGAACTTGGTCTGCTTTGTGCTGTCTCTACCAATGGTACAGACAATCAGATTATGACGTCTCCAGACGGAATTACTTGGACTACGAGAGTAGGTGCGATAGGCCTAGAGTTGACCTCAGTTTGTTGGTCCCCCGAACTTGGGCTGTTTTGTGCGGTTGGGTGGTCGAGTGATGTGGCCGGTAATAGTGTTATAACATCTCCTGATGGAATCAACTGGACCGTCCGCACAAGTGCGGCAGACAATTATTGGTACTCGGTTTGTTGGAGTCCTGAACGTAGGACGTTTTGTGCTGTCGCCGTTACTGGTTTCGAAAATAGCGTTATGCGTTCATCCGATGGCGAAAATTGGAATGCAGCATCAAGTGCTCCGGACAATGAGTGGCGCTCGGTTTGTTGGAGTCCTGAACTTGGACTGTTTTGCGCTGTTGCCTCTTCGGGTACCGGCAATCGGGTTATGACTTCGCCAGATGGTGCAAATTGGACTGCAAGAAACACTACCGGGAAAGACAATAATTGGTACTCAGTTTGCTGGTCCTCTGAACTTGGACTGTTTTGCGCTGTTGCCCAATCCGGCACCGGAAACCGAGTGATGACATCTCCTGACGGGGTAAACTGGACCCTTCGCACAAGCGCTACGGACACTACTTGGAGCTCGGTTTGTTGGAGTCCCGAACTTTGGCTGTTTTGTGCTGTCTCTTCTTCTGGTACAAACAATCGGGTAATGACTTCAAGAAAAGCAAACCTTCTGAGTGAGATTCTCAACCTTAAAACGAGCTGACAATACTGATTCTATAGAATAGGAGACACGAAATGACAGTTGAAACGCTACAGGCTTTTATCGAAAACGGAAACCCAGCACTGCCGGTCATCCTCGCAGTCAAAGGCGAAGACGGAACGCTACGGATCGTTAAAACCGACAACTCCACAGGGGCGCTACCGGTTGTCAATGTGAACACATTGGTCCCATCGGCGTTTGACCACATCACCTACACCTCGGGGGTGTTGACCGACACCTACGCTTACCGAACAGGCGGTGGAGGCGGCACTCTAGTCAAAACAATCACCATCACGTACACCACGGCGGCTAAATCGGTCATCTCGACCATTGCGGCAACGTAAGGAGGCTACATGCAGTTGGTATTTAACCCGATTACTGGTAATCTTGACGTAGTGAATGAGGCTGGCGTCCCTGTCTCATTCATCCTTGATGGCGGCAACGCTACTAGCGTCTACGGCGGAGCTAGTATTGACTGTGGGAGTGCGAGCTAATGGCTATTCAATTTCAATTCCGAAGAGACACGGCGGCAAACTGGACGGCAGCAAACCCAACGCTGGCGCAAGGTGAGCTTGCGTATGAGACTGACACTGCGAAATACAAGATTGGCGATGGTTCTACAGCATGGAATTCCCTTGCCTACACTCCTTGGTCAACCATTATCACCGAAGCACAAGTAACCGCTATTGCAATCGCAATGGCTACAGCACTATAAGGGGACACCATGAAAATTCAAATCGTGAATTACACGTTCGATAAAGCAACAAAGCAAATCACGTTCTCGGATTATTCCACAATCCGCCTAGACCAGATTTTACTCATCACAGACGTAACCAACAACACGGTTATTTACCAGTTCAACGACAGCACAAAGGGCGGCACCGTTGCCACAAACGTCCTCACGCTTACCTATGACACCAACACGGGTGCTTTCAATAACACAGATAAGTTGCAGATTTTTTATGATGACGATAAGGCAACATCGAAAGGTGGCTATCGCCTCGTGCAGGCGAACACAAACTTTACCCGCCCTGCTGACACCACGGCTTATGCCGTCGGAGATGCAATTACCAACAGCACATCGGCCCCTACGGTGTTTCAGCTTGACCTCGGAGCACTTGGTGCCGTTGCAGGGCAGTCGATTGAGATTCGCAAACTCTGTGTGGTTTCGAGTGTCAAAGGCTCAACGCTCCCGCTGTTCAATGTGTTCCTGAGCAACGCAACATTCACGGCTACAAATGATAACGCAGCCCTCGACATTGC